TACATTGTATCACCCCGGTGGTATAATAGATGGTTCTGTACCTGCTGCTGGTTATGATGCTATGTATACACAAGAATTATCTATCCCTATACAGAATTATCACAATTACGCCATGGAATACATGGGTAAACCTACTGATGGTTTAAAGAATCGTGCAAAGAACATGTTTACTAGTAGAGACGCTTATAATGACTTCAATAGACAAGTTCTTCTAGAGTTAGAAACTAGATATCATGATGGCGGTAAAGGACTAGATAATGTACATGAATCCGTTAAGAAACTAGCGGATGATATGGACGAGATGCATAAGAAAGCTATAGATATACAGAAAGGACGTGCTGGCGAGGCTGCCGTAAAAGGCTCAGAAGATTTAGAGCATAGACCGGGATATTTCTCTAGGCGATGGAGTGGTGAACAAATGGCTAAATTTAAAGAAAAAGATTTAGTTACAGCTTTACGTGAATCTTACCTTAAACTATTACCAGAGGGTTCTATAGTCGATACTAAGACACTGGATAGTATTGTTAAGAGTATTATTACTCGTTCTAAGGCACTAGATGAAGGTATTGATACTAATTTAATTGGATTACTAAGAGATGGCGGTAAGGAGTTCTTAAGAGATACCTTAAAGAATAATAGTCTATCTGATAAACAAATACAATCCATTATTGATGCATTTACAGGCAGTGCTGCGGAAAGAGCTAAGCCGGGATTTTTAAAGAATCGTATAGAATTAGATTTACGTGTTAAGATACCCGGTACAGATAAAATGTTATTAGATTTACTTGAGCCTGACTTGTACAAGGGTATGCATTACTATACTCGTAAGGTATCCGGTACTAGTGCACTTGCTCGTAAAGGTTATCAATTAGCTGATAAAACAGAGATAATTGAATCTATAAAAGATGAAATGTCTGCTAACGGTTTTAAAGGTGATTATGATAAAGCTAACGATATACTAGAGACTACTTTTAGCTATTTCGGTGCTGGGGCTGTAGGGGAGGGTGTTGACCCATTATTATTATCCACTATGAGATTAACTAGACAATCCCTGCTAGGTAGTTTAGGATTAACTCAAATGACAGAATTAGGTAACGTAATACTTATGTCCGGTGTAGAAGCCACTATGAAGCAAATGCCTAAAGAAATGAAGGCTATCTTTACTGGGAAGAAAACTCCCTTAGTACAGGAATTACACGATGCTTTTATATTTATGGATAAAGACCATATCTTGCATGATGACCAGTTAGCTTTAGATATTACTGGTAAAAGTACTGTATTACAAAATCAATACGCTGATAGTGCTTATAAAGCTATAGCGTTTGGCGATAAGATAGCTGGACATACCTCATTGTTCTACCAAGCTATGACCTTTAGCCAGAGATTAGCAATGTCATCTATAAACCATAAACTATACAAGTTATTAGGTAAAGGCGAGTTAGATGCTAATACGTCACGTAGATTACTAGATGTTGGTCTAGATGATACTATGACCGAAATGCTACAGGATTATATTAATAAAGGTATTATAACTAAAGTAGACGGTGAAGTCACTATGAATTTCAATAAGTGGAATCCAGATGACTTACAAGACTATAAATTAGCTATGCATCAATTTGTTAATAGAGCTGTACAAAAGAATCTACCGGGAGAAGTACCTTATTGGGCTACTAAACAATTTGGTAGATTTATGACTCAGCTTCGTATGTTTCCTATACAAGCGTTTCAGAAACAATTTCTACGTAATATGAGACATGCTGATAGTACTACAGCTAAAGCTTTATTATTTAATTTAGGTATGGCTGCTATAGTATACTCAGTTAGTCAGATTATTAAAGGCAGAGGAGATAGATTAACTACAGAGAAGATAGCTAAAGGAGCAATTAACTATGCCCCTACGACAGGCTGGCTTCCTATGGTTAGTGACCCACTAGTAGAAATAATGGGTATGCCGGGATTACGTATGAATAAATATGGACCTCCGGGTAGAGCGACAGACGGTATAATACCTGTGCCTCCAGCTATACCCACTATGAATCGTATGCTCCATTTACCGGGAGCTGTACTAGGTTCATTTAACGGTATAGATAGGCAAGAAGCTTCTGCATTGAGTTCGATTCCTATTGTTGGAAACATGTATGGATTTTCTGCATTATTCAATTATCTCAAGGATAATTAAAATCACGGTTAAGCTATTAGTTTATACGTAGCTTAACCAACTCCCCTATTACATAGTAACAAGGAGAATAATTATATGGCAAATTCAGTCGTAACGGCTACTGGTGACGGTGTAACAGTCCAGTATACGTTAAATTTTACTCTGGGCATCTTGCGTAGAGATTATGTTACATGCAGAGTCGGCTCAGAAGTAGATGGAGCTGGTGACCCTGTATACAGAACATTAGAGTGGGTATCCGATAGTATAGTTAATATACAAGGAACTGTACCTGCTAATGGCGAGTCTATAGTCTTTACTAGGACTGTACCAAAGAATTTATTAATACATGATTACTCTAATGGCGTTCCTGTAGAGGAAAGTAATTTAGATGAGAGTAATTTACAAACAATAATGGCTGTTCATGAGTTCTTAGATGGACGTGTAGAAGGTGGATTCCTTCAAGATATACAGATGAACGGTTATAAAATATTAAACCTGGGTGATGGTACTGCTGATACCGATGCTGCTAATATGAGACAGTTAAACGAGACTATTACTGCTGCTAACGCTGCTGTGGCTAGTACTGCTGCTGATGTAACGACATGTACTACTAAAGCTTCGGAAGCTTCTGCTAGTGCTACTGAATCAGAGGATTGGGCTACAAAGACAGACGGTATAGTAGAATCTACAGATTATAGCTCTAAAGCCTTTGCTATAGGTGGTACTGGTGTAACAGATACTGCTGGCAGAGGAGCTGCTAAAGAGTGGGCTACAAAAGCCGAGGATAGTACAGTAGACGGAACTGAATACAGTGCTAAGCACTATTCAGCTAAAGCTTCTGCTAGTGCATCATCTGCTGCTGCTAGTGCATCATCTGCTGCTGCTAGTGCTGTTGCAGTTAGCTTGCCGAGTATAACTGCAACTGATACCGGGGCTTTATTACAGGTTAATGCAGATGGTACTACACATCAGTTATTACAAGCTGGCACGGCTGGGAAATTTCTCATGAGTAACGGACCAGATGCCTTACTAACTTATGAGGATGTGCCAGCTCCGAATAGAGCTTTATTAGACACTCGTGTCCTAAGTAGTGATGCGCAGGTAGATTTTGGTTCTTCCCTCATAACGAGTACTTATGACCTATACCGTATTATAGGTGTAAATGTAAAACCCGCTGTAGACAATGCGTCTTTACATCTACGTCATTTTGTATCGGGAGTTATTGACACTGGATGGAATTACCATTACGATTATGAGGATAGGAACGGAGGTACTTCTTTCAATGGCTCTAACGCAATTGAACTAAATTCCCCTCATGTCGATACGAGTTACGGGTGTAGTTTTATTATTGATATTATAGACCCCACAAATTCTGGACGAACTCACAGTTTCTGTCAATTACATATGTATGACCCTGCTAGTGCTGGAAGCCGTTATTCTATTGGCGGTGGTGGTGATGATTATGCCCGGGCATTAGATGGATTACGTCTTTATTTTGATAATGGTAATTTAGCATCAGGTACGCTATATCTGGAGGGGTACAAGTTATGAAGCAACTAAGTAATGGTAATTTTGTGTCTATCGACACGCCTACAAAATTTACGGATGAAGGACGAGTCCTGCTGACTCCTACGGAAATAACTGCTCGTCAAGTAGAGTTAGACTCTACTGAAAATAAGCGGAGATTAAAGAGTGTATATAGTCGTAGGAATACTGAGCGTGGTACATGGCAAGAACAATGGGAATTTTTCCTTGATAACGGTTATTCCGCTTTAGTAGCACGAGACAATAATATTAAAGCTAGGTATCCTAAGCCTACAAAGAAGAAATAGGAGGACTATGAGAAGTAACTTAATTGACTCATGTATGAGTTATAGTACTTGTGGTATAGTTCTAGCAATTGAAGATATAGACTGGATGACGGTTGGTGCTGTCATCCTTCTTATAGCACGATTAGTTAAAGATATACCAGAAGCTTACGATTCTGTAATAGAACGTATAAAGCTTTATAAAGAGAACAAGGATAAGAATAATGGCAAAAAAGAAACTAACAAAAGACAATAGAGCGATTGATGGTACTATCTTAGTACGCTTACATGTACTATACTTTATAAAGAAATAACATTGACGGGTATATCATAATGGACTACCCTTTTATAAATAGAACAAATTTAGTATTTGAGCCAACTACATCTAATGGTTCTCTAGTACTTGTACTACACGGTGGCTTCGGTACTCCTAGCTTTATGCAAAATGCGACTAAACTAGAGGAAGTATTCACTGAATCCTATGTAGTATACCCTAGCTCTGATAGTACAAAACTATGGAAAGCCGGGAATCAAGACGTAGATGTAGCGTATTTACATAGCCTTATACATCAACTTGTACAAGACTATCCTGAGATTGACTTAACTAAAGTACATCTTGTTGGACACTCTAACGGTGGTATGATGTGTTACAAACTTGCTGCGTATCTTAGTAAATTTCCATTTGCTAGTATTAATACATTGTCAGCTTGCTATATAGCAGATGACACTTTTGAGTACACTGGTCCGGTATATCATTACCATACAGTGAATGACCTTATAGTTCCAATAGAGGGCGGTCAAGTTTACCCATCGCTTACGTGGACGATGGACGCAGTTAAGTCGGCTAATTGCTTCTTTGACATAAGAAGCTTTAACACAATGTCTGATGATGACGCACACAAGATGGCTAAAATAATCGAAAACTACCCAACTATATTTACGGAGATGAAAACCCGTTTAGGTATATAGGAGGCTTATGAGTAAAGCAACTGATAAGTTATTAGGTGAACTACATGGTCGTGTAGCTAAATCTATGCTAGATGCATTAGAAGCTAGTGACCAAGCACAGGCACTCTTAGATGAGTACGGTGAAGAATTACCTAATGACGTGATAAATTATTTAAGTAAATCGGCTGGTAATAACCCAGCACTACTAACCGCTGTAACTAAATTCCTTAAAGATAATTCAATAACTTGTGTTATAGAAGATAACTCTGATATGTCAGAACTTGAGGAGAGGTTACAGAATAAACGTAATAAAAAGCGTATAGGTAATGTTATACCTATGGATTAGTATGTATTACAGTGGGTATCTGCGGATACCTACGATAATGTATATTAATACTAAAGAGAGGACAAATGAATGAAAACGAGTTAGTATTAGCTACAAAGAAATGGCATGACTTAGGACTACTCCAAGAGCATTATAAGAAGTTTACTGATTTCTATTATGATGTATCTACAGAGTTCTTAGGATTTGAGTGCACAGATATTCAAATGGATATTGCTGAATTTCTAGAGACTGGTGACTTGTACCGAATGATACAAGCACAACGTGGTCAGGCTAAGACTACTATTACTGCATGTTACGCTGTATGGCGTATAATACATGACCCTAAGACTAGGATATTAATTATATCCGCTGGTGATAATGTAGCTACTCAGATAGCTAGCTGGATTGTACAAATAATACAGAATATGCCAGAATTAGAGTGTCTACGACCAGATACAAGTGCTGGTGACAGGGCTTCGGTTAAGGCGTTCGATGTACACCATACACTTAAAGGATTTGATAAATCACCTAGTATAGCTTGTTTAGGTATTACTGCAAATATGCAAGGATATCGTGCTGACGTGCTTATAGCAGATGATATCGAATCTAAAAAGAACTCGCTTACTGCTGTGCAGCGTGAAAAGCTTAACGACCTTACTAAAGATTTTATCTCAATATGTTCTACTGGTGATATAATATATCTAGGTACACCACAGACTAATGATTCTGTTTATAACAGTTTACCTAGTCGTGGATTCCAAGTTAGAATATGGACAGGTAGATACCCTACAGCAGAAGAACTACCTAATTATCAAGAGTTCTTAGCTCCTATTATTATGAATAGGCTACTACAAAATCCGGATTTACAATCTGGTGGTGGTCCTACTGGAGACAGAGGACAGCCTGTAGACCCTGTACTGTTAGGAGAAGATAAGCTTACTTCTAAGGAAATCGACCAAGGTAAAGCGTACTTCCAACTACAGCATATGCTAGATACTAAGCTCATGGATGCAGATAGGTATCCGCTTAAATGTAAGGATTTAATATTCTTACATACACAAGCTGAGCGTACTAGCTTAAATATTAACTGGGCTAGAACACCAGATAGAAAAATATTTCCTCCACAGGGATTCCCTTTACAGGAAGAGTTTTATCAGGGAGAGTGTACCGGAGAAGAGTACGGTTTCTTTACTGGAACTAGCATGTATGTTGACCCTGCTGGCGGTGGTAAGAACGGAGACGAGCTTGCGTACGCTGTGGTTAAATTCTTAGCTGGTAGATTGTATTTAGTAGACTGTGGTGGATTCCCCGGTGGTTATACTGAGGATAAGCTTACTGCTTTAAACAAAGTAGTAGTGAAGAATAAACCTACTATGATTCAAATAGAGCAAAACTTCGGTAACGGTGCATTTATGCATATATGGCGACCAAAGCTACAAAAGGCTTTAGATGAAATCGGTCATAAGGCTGGTATAGAAGAGGTATGGGAATCTGGTCAGAAAGAGCTTAGGATTATTGATATCCTTGAGCCTATTATATCTAGTAATAGATTAATTATAGACCCAGAGATAATACAATCTGATTGGGATACTGTTCAACGCTATCCTACAGAGAAACGGGCTACGTACAGCTTATTCTTTCAGATGGCTAGGTTATCTAGAGATAAAGGAAGTTTAGTCCATGATGACCGCTTAGATGCCCTTGCAGGTGCATGTAGGTACTGGGTAGATGCTTTGACATTAGATGCTGAAAAAGCTGCTGCTAAGATAAAGAATGAAAATTACCAAAGATTAATGAAAAATCCGTTGGGTAATGGAAGACCTGTTTTAGGACATGGTAATCCTAGTCCTAACTTATTAAATAAATTTAAAAGGAGAACGTAATGGGCACAAAGAAAGACAATACGCCTAAGACTGACGATAAAGCTACAGAGCTTGCCTCTGAGCTAGGTTTAGATTCCTCTGAGGTCCAACCTACCGAAGAAGTAAAAGAAGCTACTACAGAAGCTCCTGAGAGCACTGAGGCGGTAATTGAAGATACAGTACAGGAAACTAAAGAGGATAAGGAAGAAGAAATCGACCCTAATGCTTTCTTTAGGAAAATGAAGCCTACTATTTTCCCAGAGGAGAAATCTACTAAGACTAGAGTTAAAGTTAAGTACAAAGAGCGTCAGAAACAGATAGACCATGGTATTTCTGCTAATCCTTCTTTAATAGTATTCCCTACTGATAGATTCGGAGTAACTAAAGACGTAAAGAAAGCTTTGTTACACGCTGCATCTAGAATAGCAGGTGATGAAAAGAAGAAAGAGCTTGTTTTAGAAGTTATAGAGATATGTAAAGAGCATCTTGAGCTTAAATTCAAGGAAGATAAAGATTATCGTAAGAAACTAGCAGAAAGAGACGCTGCTAAAAGGAAAGAGGCAAATGCGGACAATAACTAAGTTTATTGTCCATTGCTCAGATACACCAAATGACAGAGATGTCACCATAGAGGACATAAAAGACTGGCACGTTAACGGTAACGGCTGGTCAGATATTGGATACCATTACGTAATAGACCGTGATGGTAGGATACACTCCGGAAGACCTGTTAGGACTGCTGGAGCACACTGCTATGGACATAATTCTGACAGTATCGGAGTATGCTTGGTTGGTCGTGACCAATTCGAGACGTGGCAATTTGATGCTCTACGTAAGTTATATGCTAGTTTACTTGGAATATTCAAGGAAATGAAGCCTTACGGGCACAGAGACTTTACAGATACAAAAACTTGTCCTAACTTTGAGGTTAAGGAGGTATTAAAATGATAGGAATAGGTCAAATCCTTTCTATAGGCGAGAAGATAATTGATAAAGTTATCCCTGACCCTACAGAAAGGGCTAAGGCAAAGGCTGCTTTACTTGAGCAGCAACAGAAAGGAGAACTACAGCACATAGAGGCGTCTATGTCAGTGATAATCTCGGAAGCAAAAGGAGGTAGTTGGTTACAAAGAAGCTGGCGACCACTAACTATGCTAACCTTTGTAGGCTTAATAGTAGCCAAATGGTTAGGTATGACTGCTCCCGGAGTAACAGAAGCTATAGAACTAGAGCTACTTGGTATAATCAAAATAGGTTTAGGTGGTTATATCATGGGACGTAGTGCTGAGAAAGTTGTAACTAAATTAAAATTAAAATAAGGACATAATATGAGTTATTCAAAATTAGGAACTCTTCCTATTATACCTGCTGCTGATTTGCTAGATATGCAATCTGCTGCTAATATAAAGGGAGTCGGTGCTAGCCGTATAGGAGATTCACCAAACCCATTAGGTAAAGTAGCTGGTATGCTAGCTATGCGTGATGCAGGTAGTTCAAATTACTCTATGGTATTTGCTACAGGTGGTGAGCCATCTGATGTATGGAGAGCTGCTGACGGTTCTGCAAGCTATACACCGTTGAATCTAAGTACATGGACCGTAGGTGCACATAGTACGTACTCCGCTGGTCTATTAACTACTGATGGCGGTAATGATGCTGCTGGTAGAGTTGTACAAACTATAACAGGCTTAGCTGCTGGTAAATACATAGTTACTGGTACTAGTGCTGCCGAAGGTAACGTAAGTAACCATACAGCTCCAAGACTAGCTATTACAGGTAGTGTCACTGGTGCTCTTGTTACTAAGATATTCAGAACGCATTTCGATGCTACTGCTGCTGAGAACGCTACAGTTAAAGAAGCATTTGCTTATGAGCTAACTGTACCTACAGCGGAGAATGTAACCTTTACTATGGATATAGTAGATGAGGCTGATGCTCTTATAGCAGGTTCAGCATACATTACACTAAACGCACTTGAATCAATATTCTAATCAATAATAAGAGGAAATCAATATGAGTTCAGCTAATCAATACCCTAAAATGGGTAATTTCAGTATAGTCCCTGCTGCGGACCTAACAGACGCTACAGCAGCTTGTAATGTTAAATCACCGGGTAGACTAGGTGATGGTGGCTTTGGTAAAACAGCAGGTATGATTGTAGTACGTGATGCAGGTTCTAGTGACTACAGACTAGTATTTGCACATGGTTCTGCTGCTACTGACAAATGGGAAGTAGTAGACGGTTCTGCGGAATACACTCCAAGCTAAACAGATACGACCGGGTTGGTAACAGCTCGGTCTACTTATGGGTAATAGTTGTGTCCTCTTCTATTACCCACCAGATTCACTCAGGAGGTCACAGAAAACGAAATAGATACTCTCGAAGGGAATCATACATGAGAGTACAGATTGCTCTGTATGGGCTTGTATGGGCTATTTAGAGCAATACAGGTTAATACAGTTGTATTATAGGCTAAATCATAAAAATGGGTTGTTTATACGAGAGCCCTTTTATTAATATATACCCGCCTGTTTCCCC